ATGGGACGCCTGGATAACAAAAGAGTGGTCATAACCGGCGGTGCAGGTGGCATTGGAGCGGAAACCGCCAAGCTATTCCTCAAGGAAGGTGCGAAGGTTGCGCTGGTTGATCTGGATCAGGATGCATTGAATAACGTCGCTGAAACGCTTGAAGAACACGGCAAGGTCGTTGTCATCGCTGCCGACGTGTCGAACGAAGCGGATGTGGAGCGATACGTTCAAGAGGCGAAGGACAAGTTGGGCGGTATTGACGTTTTCTTCAACAACGCGGGCATCGAAGGAACCGTCGCACCGTTGATCGAACAAAAGGTAGAGGATTTTGACAAGGTCATGGCCGTAAACGTGCGGGGCATGTTTCTGGGCCTAAAACATGTGATGAAGGCCATGAGCGAAAGCGGCGGAAGCATCATCAACACGTCATCGGTAGCAGGCTTGTCTGCCGGACCAGGCCTGACACCTTATGTCGCATCCAAACATGCGGTCGTCGGCCTCACACGTAACGGGTCCGCCGAAGGTGCGGGTCAGAATATCCGCGTGAATTCGGTACATCCCGCACCTGTGAACACGCGCATGATGCGTTCTATCGAAAAGGGTTCGAATCCGGAGGATGCCGCTGCTGCAAAGACGGAGTATGAAAAGCGGGTTCCGTTGGGCCGCTATGGCGAACCCAACGATGTTGCGCAGCTTGTTCTGTTTTTGGCTTCCGACGAATCGAACTTTATCACAGGTGCGCAATATGTTGTCGATGGGGGCATGACCACCTGATCTGTTTTCGAAACTTTCGGACAATTCGGGGCGTATCACCCTGTCTTGGAGTGAGCGAAAGCATCAGCGCCACCCAGCAGCGCTCATTTGGAGCCTGACCCTATGAGGTGGGACGCGACCGGCAAGTAGGCTAACAGGCCGCCTTCATTGGCAAGGCAATACTGACAATGTTGCCAGTGAGGGCGTCAATCGAGCGGGCAGTTTGAAATGCCAGTGCCATAGCTACAGCAGGTCGTAAATATAAATTGTGTCACGCCAAACCCTTCAATAAAATCAAAGATCTTTGGCTCCGGTGTTAGGGATCGAACCTACGACCAATTGATTAACAGGCATGGTTGCAGTTCCAGAATTGTTGAATGGTTTCAAAGGTTAGGCGGCATCTTCGGCGCTAGTCCGGGACTTTTTCCGGGACTTTTTCCGGGACTTTGCCAAATCTTCCAACGCGGCGGAAAGGTCAGCATCCTGCACATGGGCATACTTGGTTGTGGTGCGGATGTTGGCATGGTTCAGGGAACGCTGCACAAGCCTCAGATTCCCCCGATAGGTCAGCAGCACGCAGTTGGGATGAAATTGTCATCGAAGTTTGCCCGTGCTGCTTCGCCTTCAAGGTAGGTGTTACCGCTGATCTGTCGGCGGACATGGGAGACGGAATAGCCGGTGCGCTCGGCGATCTCGGGAGCGGTCAGCATCTCTCCCCGGAAATTGTAACGCTTCGGCTCGGGGCCATACTGGCACGGTCCTTCAATGGGTTTCCCCAGACGGATGCGGCGATAAACCGTTGCTTCTGCCAGCCCAGTGAGCTTGGCGATTTCAGGCACGGTCAGCCCCCGGCCACGGAACTTCACAAGCATGGGTGAGTGTCCATAGGTCATAGGCGCTTCCCCCGCTCTTGAGACTGTTTGCGGCTCGAATGGCAGGACGTGCATAGGGGCTGCCAATTGGTCTTGTCCCAGAAGAGCTTCTTGTCACCACGGTGCGGGGTCTTGTGGTCCACCACGGTGGCAGGTTGCCTGCACGTGGCGCATCGGGGGTGAGACTTCAGGAAACCCGCGCGTGCCTTGTCCCATGCGGTCGAATAGCCCCGCTGCCGTGCATTGGGGCGGGTCTGGTCAAAGCGGGCTTTGCGCTCTGCATCCTGCTTAGCTTGACAGGGGCAGCGGGTGCCGCTGGGCACGGCCTTCCCGCAACGGCATATCTTCGGGGCTGCATAGGGCATCAGGCATCCTCCACCTGTTCCCCCAGCCATGCCGGATTGGGTTTGATGCCCCGGTATTTGTCGCGGTTCCGTCGTGTGCATCGGGCCACGCGGGGATTGGGCTTGTGCAGCTCGAAGTCTTCAATGGGGATGATGTCCAGCTTGTATCCCAGCACGGCCAGCATCTTTTGTACCTTGCCGATTTCGCAGGCTCCACCGGCCAGCAAGGCGCGAAGGGCAGTGCGATTGACGCCAGAAGTTTCGGCCAAGGCACGTTGGGAGACGCGCTGTTCCTTCATCAGGTCGCGGATGATGTTGCCCCAGACGTTCATTCCGTGCCCCTTTCAATCTTCGTGGTGCCGAAGCCGCCAAACATGACCCGGAACTTCTGGCCTAGGTCGGTAGGTGGAGGAGGTTCTTCCCCCGGTTCCTTGCCGCCGAAGATCACCCGCATCATCTCGGCACGGCCTTTCACCGCTTCGATGATTTCGGCGGGGGTGGCTTCCAGCGTCTCTTCCGTGGTCCAGCCCAGCCAGCCGGTGCCATAGCGATAAAGCTGGGCCAGATGCTCGGGAAAGCTCAGGCTCTTTCCCTGATGGGGGGTGTCTTCCGTTTCCATGTCGATCCCCGCACAGGCCAGCACATAGGCCATCAGCGGGGCACGGAAGGCATCAATGCCGCTGTCAAACACTCGGTTCGGCAGCAGCTGGATAGAGGCGTGATCGGCGATCAGGTCACAGATGGCGGTAAGGCTGCCGTCTTGCAGGTCACGGATAAGCTGGGGGAAACCGCCGGGGCGATCTGCCAGCTTCATGGCGCAACGCAGGCTTGGACGAAGGGAGAGCACTTCGCCCGAGAGGAACACCGCAAATTCCTCGCCTACGCGCATCCCGGCCACCCCTTACGCGGTCGCCGGAACTTCGATCACCGCACCGTCAATTCCGAGGGTGAAGGTGGTCTTGGTCAGGTCATCGGCGGTGCCGAAGCTGTTCTTGGCGCTGAGCACCACGGCCACGAAATAGAAGGTGGTCGGGGTGCCTGCATCGCTGGGCTGGTCTTCCAGCACCACGCGGAAGGCGTAGCTGTATTGCTCTTCCGCTGCCGCCCGTGCGGCGATCTGGCCAACGTCCAGAGGATCGCGGGCACAGATCAGCGCCACGGCCCCACTGTCGATGGTGCCTTTCCGGCGGCGGGTGTATTTGTCCCCGAGGTTCTTGAAGGTGATTTCGGTGCCCTCGGCACCCCATTCCCCGAGGTCTTCCACTTCGCCAATCTGCACCCAGGTATCGGCGGTGGTGATCGCCTCAAACTCGGTCAGGGTGGTGGCTTCGGATGCAGGGCCGATATACACCTTGGCCCCGGCAGTGCTGTTGATGGTCATGTCTGTTTCCTTTCAGGTCAGAACGCCGGATAAGGCGGCCATGGTGAGGAATTTGAAGACTTCGGCCTTGGTCATGCCCCCGCCAACGCGGCGGCGTGCATGGAAGCGGACAAGCCCCGAGGTCTGCACGCTGTAGGGGTCGCGCAGGACCGAAAGGTTCACCCGGTCGAAGATGCGGAAGCCGCTGCCGAAATCGCCGAAGATGATCGGGATTTCCGTTGCATCGGCGTCGGGCAGGTCCGGGAACTCGATGACAGGACGCCCCAAGATGGTCGGCGGGTTGCCTTCGCTGATGGCGTCCTTCCAGAGGTAATCCCCCGAGGTGTTCTTGATCTTCCGCACCGCGCCGATGGTGGTGCGGTTCATCGCCCAGACGGCCCGTGCCGCGTAGAAGCCCGGAAGCGAATGATAGAGGTCAATCAGTTCATCGGCGATGATGCTGGCCCCGGTGGTGGTGATGCCGCTAATGCCGGTTTCAGTCAGCAGCCCCTTGGGCTGGTTGTTCGCATCGCCCGTGCCATTGATGAACGCGGAACCTTCTGCCCGGCCAAATTCCTCGGCGAAGTCGAAGGCAAGTTCGCTGTCCATATTGAACGCGCTGTCTTCCAGAAGGCGGTTCGAGATGTCCACATAACAGGCCAGTTCATGCACCGTGATTTTCTGTTGCCCGTAGGTCGGTTGGGTGCCACTCACCGTGTCACCTTCACCCACCCAAGAGGCGGTGGGGCCTGCGGTGCGCTTCGGCAGCAGGATTTCCCCGGCAGAGGTCGAAGCCACGCGGGCAGCCGCCCGGATCGGCGAGAACTCCACAAGGTTGCGGTCCAGTTCGGCAAGGAACTGTTCCGGTGCCAGATAGCCGCCTGCCGTGTCGGTGGAGACGGTCAGGGCGCGGACTTCTTCCGCCTGCATTCGCTCCACCCCGGTGCGGACAAAAGCAGCGAAGGCACGCTGTTCAGCACCCGGTTCGGTGGTGGTCTCGGTGCCCGTGCCGGGACGGTTCATCCGGGTTTCCAGTGCCGCCAGACGGTCGGTCACGCCACGCAGTTCGGTGGTCTGCCGGGTCTGATGTTCCGTCACTGTCGTGCGAAGCTCGGTCACGGCTTCGGTGGCTTCGGCAACGGGATCGGCGGTGTTCTCGGGGTCTTGGCGGGTTTCAAGCGCCGGGGTCATCAGGTCTTTCATGGTCAGTTCCCTTTGATGGAGGTGGTTGCGGCCCGAATGGCCTTGGTCAGCGCGGTGAGATTGGCGGTGCTGCGAGTGCTGGTGACTTGGGAGCCGGGCACAGAAGGAAAGGCCACAATGGAAATTTCCTTGAGGTCGGCTTGCGTGATGCGGCGGGTGCCCGTGGCGCTGCGTTCGTCTTTCAGGGTGCGGAAGCCCACCGAAAGCCCTGCCACGTCACCGGCTTGCAGAAGCGCCCGCACTTCCTGAGCCTTGGCCACGGCCAGATTGAGCCTTCCCTTGACGGCCAGCCCATCGGCACGGGCTTCAATGCTGGTCCATGATCCGATGACTTGCGCCGGGTCATGGCTCCAAAGCATCGGGATGGGGGTGTGGGCAGAAGTGAAAGCCTGCGGGGCAAATTCGCTGCGGTAGCTGTCAGCCACGTTGAAGCGCACCGCGATCCCCTCAAGCTCCCCCGTGTCGCTGGGAGCGGTGAAGCGCACTTCGGCATCGGCGGTTTCGGCGCCGGTGCCCTTGCGGGTTTCGATTGCAGTTGATTGCAATTCGCTCATTCTGCCACCTCTTCGGGTTGCGGGACGGCGGTGTCCTGCACCGTGCCAAACATCAGGATTTCGAGAATGCCCAAGGCCAGCGGGAAGATTCCCATCACGGGGCGGGGCACAGCATATGCGGTAACAAGGGCATCGGCTTCCTTCGGTGCTTCGCCCCCGCCGATCAGCCCCAGCCGGATGACGGCGTGAAGGTCGGCAAGCCGGAAATCCCCTTGGAAGAAGCGGCGCGTGAAGCCGCCGATGCCGGTGCCTGTCAGGCGTTCAAGCTCCCCCACCAATTCAGGCGTGAGGCGGAAGCTGCGTTCGGCATCGCCAAAGAAGAAACGGAAGGCGGGAAGATCACTCATCAGGGCTGCCCTCGGTCTTGCTGGTGCTGGTGTAGGGATTGGAAAGCTCGTCACCTTGGGGCAGTGGGGGCAGGTTCAGCCCCGCTCGCACCTCATTGGCGGTCATCGCCCCCATGATGCGATATTGCCCGTAAGCGGTGGCACGGGTGGCGAAGTCAGCCCGCAACAGGGCATCGGTCAGGTGCTCCACAAAGACGCTGGCGCGATCCTCGGGGGCAATCAGTTTCAGGGTGACTTCGGCCTCCCAGCGGGCCAGCCAGGGCGAAAGGGAGTAGGTCAGGAACTGTTGACCACCGTCTCGGCATTGGCCCAAGTCTGACGGCTGTAATCCATCAGCAGCACAGGCGGGACACGCAGGACGCGGGCCACCTCGGTGATGGAGAGTGCCCAGATTTCGAGGAACTGGCTGTCCACGCTGTTGAAGCTGAGCGGGGTGAAGCTGCCGCCTTCTTCCAGCACTGCGGTGCCGCCGGAATTGCCGCCTGAGGTCGCGGCTTGCCAGCTTACCTTGATGCGCTTTGCCACTTCGGCCCCAAGACGCTGGGGAAAGCTCAGGATGCCCGAGGGGCGGCCCCCGTTGGCGAAGAGGCGGGAGGCGTGGCCTTGGAGGGTAATCAGCAGCCCGATGGCATCCTTGGCTTCCAGAAGCGGGGATTTGCCCGTCACGGCATCGGTGGAGGTGGGGCACGGGGCACGCAGGTGCAGCACATCCATGAAGTTCAGGGGGCGCGATCCGATGCGGTAACGGGGTTCCCCGCTCACCGGGTCCACGTCCACGGAAACAGATTGAGGGTGAACGCGGTGAAGTTCACGCGGTGCGCCTTCGCCATCCCGCACGATGACGGCGAAGCCGTTGCCATAGGCGATGGCGTCGGAGGTCAGAAGTTCCCGAAGCTGGGGGCCACGGGTCCAAGGGTTTGCGTCACCGTTCAGCAGGATGGCGGGAGCATCTGCGATGCGTTCCCGGCTTCCATCGGCTTGGCGGCGGTAGGCATGAAGGGGGAGGATCGCCACGGCTTCGGCGATGGCCTTTACCCCGGCAGAGACGGCAGGGACACGCAAAGCGGTGGTGGCACTCACCGTCACGCCAGAGGTGGCAGAGGTGGCCCCGAAAAGCTCGAAGAGCCAAGTGTCAGGATCGGACAGGGAACGGGCCTCAGCCGGGGCAGCGGCTGCGGTGTCGATCTTGGGTTCGGGTTTCGTGAAAGGCCACACGGCGGGCACCTCGGCAAGCATGGAAGAAATGCTTACGGGTGCCTCCCGCTCGTTGATGCCAGAGGCGGGCCGATACCGCCGATCAACAAAGCTGCAAACAATCTAGCCGAAGCCGGGGTACGGGCCAAGAGGTTTCGTCAACTCATGGTGTAAAATCTCACCCACCCCGCAACAGGTCGGGGAAGCTTTCCAAGTTTCGTGGCTGTGCAATCAACTGCAACATGATGCTGCGGGGGCTATGGGAGGAGGAGGGTCTTCCGGGGTCACTCTGGCAATTCTGTTTTCTCTTCTCCCGAAATCACCCGAAGGGTGGCGAAGCCAGCGCAAACGCGGATGCGTTTTGCCTCTCCTAAAGATACATTCCTATTATGTAAGTATCTTATAGTATCTACTGTATTAGAAAGTGCCATTTTTAGCTTTTTTATGTAAAAAAATCAATGAATGCAGTACTTTTAAGGGCGAAAAATGCCCGAAAAACGGTCCAAAACCCAGAAAGTAAAGTGCCACGTTTAGCTTCTAAAAATGGCACTTTACTTGCGGTTTCGTGGTCACGGAAGCAGCCTTTCCCGAAGCACCTGATGGCGGTGGCTTCCGGCTGGTGCGAAGGGTTGAAGCGTGTGCTTTTCGGAAATCTTCTGCGGTTCGGTCAGGCGTCGAAAGAGCTTCCACCGTTCATCTGTGCTCATACCGGGAAGATCGTATTCACGAGCTTTTTGATAGATCGCTTCTGCCTCAGCCAGGTATCGGGCCCGGGTCGCGCTGTTCCCCCGAGGTCTCTTCGGCTTAGCAGCCACATAGCTGCCCCGCACAGCCTCCCAGTGCCCCGGCTCGAAGAGAATGCGGGAAAGTTCTTCGGTGGGTTTGATCCACAAGCATCGCTTGCCCTGCCAATGGTGGCCTTCGGCCTCAATCAGCCCGGCTTGCACCAGTTCATCCTTGGCCCTGATGAAGGTGCGGCGTGAGGGGCGTTTATCCCCGTCCTGTAGCTTGTCCAGCCAGCCTTCAACAGAACGCACCACCCACCGTTCATAGCGGCCCAGAGCGGCGTTCCAACGCCCGTTGGTGGACTGGTGGTGCCAGAACTCCACGTCACGCAGGATCGCAGCCGCAAGCGGGCTGCGGCCTTTGCTGATCTGTCGAATTATGGTCTTCCAGTTCTTGAGCCGTAGCACATCACTATCGGCCAAGACGGAGGGGGCAAGCAGTGCGGCCTGCGTCTTGGTCACATGCACGGCCTTGGCGGTGGTAGCAGTGCATTTCCACGGCCCCAGCTTGGCCAGTTCTTCGGGAGGTTCTTTCAGTTCGGCGGCGTTCTTGGCGGTGCCGTTTGCTTCGGCCATCCATCCCGCCATGATCTTCTTCGCTTCGCTCTTCGGCAGAAAGTGCATCAT